AGGGTCGCGCTGAATGCGCGACCCCTTTCCGATCATCGGCGCAGTTGTGCGCTGATGATCCGAAAGGAGAATGTCATGAGCAAGAACGCAATCGTTCTGGACGATCACTATGGTGATGACGGCGCCGTCACAGCAGGAATGGTGCTGAAAGATGTTTCGGCATCGCGCTTCAAGGAACTGGAGAAAAAGGGCCTTGTTCGCGAAGCGAGCGCCGCCGAGGTCAAGGCCGGTCACAAGCTTCAGATTGAAACTGATCCCACCAAAGGCGAAGGCAACGAACTCCGCGACGATGGCCCGACGATCGCCGAATATGTCGCTGCTGGCTACAAGGCTTCCAACTATCCACCTCAAGGCTATGCTTCGCGGAGCACGCCGGAGGAGATCGCGCAGGCTGTCGAATCGGAAAAGGCTGCGGCTTCGCCAGACAACAAAAAGGCGGCCGATCCTAAGAACAAGGCGAGCTGATCATGGGTCGTTCCGCCCGCCGCTCGCGCGGCTTCATGTGCGCACCGGCTTTTACCGAGACACCGTCGATTACCGGCGTGACGCAAGTCGGTCAGACGTTGACGGGGGCGAGCGGGACGGTCCGACACGGAACGGTCAGCGCCCGGCGCTGGTTGCGCAACGGTGTGGCGATTGCCGGTGCAACCGCCTCGACCTACGTCGTTCAGCTCGGTGATGTGGGTGCGAAGATTACCTTTGAGGTTACTGCCACGAATGCACTTAACAGCGCCAATACCGCGACGGCGGTATCGGCCGAGACGTCGACGGTCATCGCCTGATGCGCGTCGTCGTCGTCACGCCTCCCGCGCCGGTGGTGACGTGGGAGGAGGCCGAGCAGCATCTGCGGCTTGACGGCGACGTCGAGCAGAAGCCGATGGTGGAGCGGCTGATCGCGGCGGCGACGGCGCATGTCGACGGGCCGCAGGGATGGCTGGGGCGGGCGCTGGGGCTCCAGACGCTTGAGACGTTCCTGCCGGCGTTCGGCGTAACTTCGATCTGTCTGCCCTATCCGCCTGCGGTCGATATCGTGTCGATCGACTATGTCGATGGTGCCGGCGAGACGGTCACTATGGTGGCTTCAGACTATGAGTTGCGCGGGCCGATGCTGCGGCCTGCCTGGCCAAAGTCCTGGCCGTCAGCGCAGTGGCGCGGTGGCGATGGTGAGACAGTGCGGATCCGCTACCGCGCAGGCTATGCGGTAGACCCTGATGCCGATCCGATCGTGCCGAACGTCCCCGAGCCGATCAAGGCGGCGATCCTGCTGATGGTCGGGGACCTGTATCGGTTCCGCACATCGACATCGGACATGAACATCACCGCGACGGCGATCCCCATGTCCACGACAGTCGAAAATCTGTTGCAGCCTTTCCGGGTGTATCGGTGATGACGCTCGACCCCGGCTTGCTGGATCGGCGCATTCGCATCGAAGAGCCAGTGGCAGACGATGGTTTCGACGGTGCGGGCTCCGGCAACTGGGTGTTGGTCGCCACCGTCTGGGCCAGCGTGACCGATATGCTGCCCAGTCGCGGGGAAAAGCTGGCCGAGGGCATCAATGTGAGTGCCCGACCATCGCGCGTGCGCATTCGCTACCGCAAGGGGATAACGCCCAACATGCGGTTCGTGATGGGGGAGCGGATCATGCAGATCGTTGCGGGTCCTGCGGAACTGGGACGCCGCGAAGCCATGGAATTCATGGTCGAAGAATATCAGCCAGCGGGCAATCCGGCCTGATGGTGACGGTTCGGGGTAAGGCCGAGCGTGACGCCTACATGGCCGAACTGCCCGGCAAGATTACGCAGATGCTTCGCGGTGCTGGGCGGGCCGGCGGGCGCGTCATCGCGGACGAAGCCGCAGGGCGTTCGGTCTCCGATGATGTCGGCAAGGCCATCATCGTTAAGACGCGCCAGGATGATGGGCGCATCGTCGTCACCGTGACGGTTAAGCCCGGCTATGTCTGGTCCCGCGCGCTGTGGCTGGAATATGGCACTGACGCGCATTTCATCAGCGTCGACGAAAGCCAGCGTGGCGGCCGTTCGGTTCGGCGCATCAACAGCCTGGTGCGCGAAGCCGGAGGCGCAAGCTCGCTGGTGATCGGCGGGCGGTTTGTTGGCGAAACGGTGTGGCACCCCGGCGCGCGGCCGCACCCGTTCCTGCGCCCCGCGCTGGACGTGAAGGAGCAGGACGCGATCCGCGCCGCCCAGGCTTACATCAATGCGCGCGTTTCCCGGCGCGGCATTGCCGTTACGGACGAAGGAAACGAGGAATGACGGTGCTGGAAGGTAGTGACATCATCGGCGCGCTGTTGCTGGACGATGCCGCGCTGCTGCAGCTGGTTCCCGCCGAAAGGATCAAAGCCGGCCTTTTGCCCGAAGGGATCGCGCTGGACGCGTTGCTGGTGAATGGCACCAGTTCAACCGATCGCCAACCCCTGACGCGCGAGGCGCTGGTGCGGCGGACAGACAGGGTTTCCGTCACGGTGCGGGCCGCCAGTCACCGCAATCGCAAGGCCGTGATCGCAGCGGTGCGCCGCGCATGCGCCGGGAAGACCGGGCAGCTGGGCGGCGGGCGTAACGTGTCGATCCGGACCGCAGGCATGGGGCCTGACGTCAACGGGCCTGGCGGCAGCTACGAAAAGACACAGGATTTCCGCGTCAGTTGGGATGCGGAGGATTAGCAGGAGAATTCCCATGTCCACTACGAAGAAGGCGAAGGTGCTGCGCAACTTCAACGATGCCGGCACGAACAAGCGCTATGCGGCCGGCGAGGCGATCGGCCTGACCGACGGTGAATTCACCAATTACGCAGCGGCCGGGCTGGTCGAAGCCGCCAGCGCCGCCGCCGACACCAAGGCCGATACCAAAAAGGCCTGACCCCTTCGTCCGCCCGCGCGGACGGTTTCTGCCGGATGATCCGGCTCGCCACACAGGAGACATACCATGGCATCCACCACTGCTGCGGGCACGACGATTTCGATCTCGGCCGCGCTTCCCGCGACCGAGGACGCTGCCGGTTACGGCGCCCTCACCTTCACGAAGATCGGCGGCGTCGAGCAGATCGGCGTCATCGGCGCGACCACCAACACGGGGGAATTTCAGCCGCTCGACGGCCCCAAGGAAAAGCACAAGGGGTCGACCGACTTCGGCTCGCTTCAGCCGGCGATCGCGCACAATACGGAAGACGCTGGACAGACCCTGCTGCGCACGGCCGCCGAGCCTGGTAACAATGCGCTCTATTCGGTCCAGGTCACCTACCCGACGGGCGAAAAGCGTTGGTCGCAGGGCCGCGCCTTCGGCTACCCCGAGAATATCGGAAACGCCGACAGCATCATCATGGTCAACCCGACGATTGAGCTTAGCAAGAAGGTCGTCCGCTCGGCCTGATCCCCTCCATTCCGGCAGCAGCCGGTCATTGCGCATCGGCCCGCCCCGCACATCGCGGGTGGCGGGGCGGGTCGGTGCACCTTCCCGCGAAAGGACGTTCATCCATGTTTGATATCACCAGCCAGGCGGTGCAGGACACCGCCGCCATCCACCTCAAGGGCGCCGACGGCGAGCATCTCTATTCCGATGGCAAGCCTGTCCGCATCGTCATCTATGGGCCGGGTTCCAAGCAGTTTTCCGCAATCGAGGCGCGCCAGACCAATCGCGCGGTCAAGCGCATGCAGGACAATGACGGCAAGGTGTCCGTTGCCTCGCCCGATCAGCGCGCCAACGAACAGGCCGAAGATCTGGCCGACCTGACCGTCGCGCTGGAAAACTTCACCTATCCGCCCGCCGCCGGCGCGCAGGGCAAGGAATTGTTCAAGGCCCTTTACGCCGACATCACGCTGGGCTTCATTCCCCAGCAGATCATGAAGGCGGTCAAGGACTGGGGAAACTTCAAGCCCGGATCGACCGGGAACTGACGCTTTACGTGCGGCAGATGGCGTGGCTGCATGCCACGCCCAAGCCGCCAGAGGGAACGAAACGGGCGGCGGCGAAGGATCAGCCGCCCGCCGTCAGCCGGATGGAGCGATACAAGCGGGATGGCATCGTCCCGCAGATGCCGCCGAACCCGGCGCCGCATATTATCAACCGGCTGGTCGAGATCGGCCTGACTGAAGCGGCTGGCATGGGCGCAGGGCCGATCAGCTGGCTGACCATTGATGCATGGTGCCGACGGACCGGCATCGACCTGCCCCCCTGGGAGGCCCGCGTGCTGCGATCATTATCCGTCGCCTATGTGGCGGAAGGTCGGCAGGCGGAGAGCGAGAACTGCCCGGCCCCGTGGCGTGCGGCACCGACCGAGCGGGAAAAGGAAGTGGAGCTCGCCCGGCTACGTTCCGTGCTGGGGTGATTTGACCGGTTCACAGTGTGCTGACAGTCTGCTGATCTTTCGGTCGGAGAGTGGTGCAGTGGGGATGCTGATCAAGGGAAATGGGCGCTTCGATTTCGATATCGTGGGCGAGAGTCATCGCCAGCATCATCTCCGCTTCATCGCGGGTCCAGAAATACCGGGGGGCCATGATCTGGAATGTCTGGCGGCGCTGATCCCGCAAGATGACAATCCGTATGATGATAAGGCTGTTGCGGTTCACATCGTCTTCGCCAGCGGAAAGACATTGCTGGTCGGCTATCTGGCACGGGCAGAAGCCCGACGTTTTCGCCGGTGCCTGGCCGATGTCTGTCAGCAAGACCCCGGAGGCATGTTATGCCGCGCGATGATT